TTGAGGTTCGTGACCGCCGAGAAGTTCAGGCCGGTGACCGCGTAGGGGACGGAGTTGATCGTGATGCCGAACGAGCCGGAAGTGATCCCCGTCCACGCGGTATAGAGCTGGTTCGCGTTCGAGACCGCGCCGCCCCAGAGCTGGCCCGGGGTCGCGGATTGAGCCCAGCGCCCGATGTAGAGCTGCGTCGGCTGCGGGCTCTGCGAGAAGTAGAGGTCCGCCGCGTAGTATTCCGGGGCGGTCGTCCCGAAGTCGGTCCCGACCTGCGCGAGGCTCTCGTAGGAGCGGTAGCGCGTGACGACGTCGATAACCGAGGAGTCGCCGACGATCATCGCGGAGTTCAAATTCGCGCCCTGCGCGGCCGACGGCGTCAACGTCACGCTGACGCTGATCAGCTTCGAGACGGGGAGGCCCTGCTGGGTCATCTCAAGTGTCCTCGACGTTGATGGTTTCGGTGATCGGCCCGGGTCCCTGCGCGTCGACGACAACCGTCGCGGTCGCGGTCAGGAGGGTCAGGACGTTGTAGGTCCGAAGGATGACGCGCCGGACGACGAAGTGGATGTCGACGCGGTAGAGCCAGCGGGTCTTGAGGAGGCTCGGGACGGCGAGCGCCTCCCCGACCTCGACGATCCCGAACCCGGCGAGCTGAAGCGCCTCGCGGTTCTGGGCTATCGCGAGCCCGTCGCGGAGGAGGGCGGCGTTCTCGTCGGCGCTCCCGGCCGCGCCGGTGTCGTAGAAGGAGCAGAGGACGTCGAGGACCTCGTGCCGCTGGAGGGTCGCGGTCCCGACGTCGTCGGCGACGTCCTCCTCGACGTAGGGGAAGAGATCGGACGGGCGCGAGACGACGCCGAACGCGCACCAGGCGTCGAACTGCGGCGGTATGTTCGGCGGTTCCGGCTGCCAGCGCGGGCGGACGACGACGCCGTCCATCCCGGTCGTCCCGACGATGACCTGCTGGAGGAAGTCTTCGAGCGCGGACCCTTCGAGCGGCGCGGGCGTCGCGGCCGGGGCGAGGTATCCGATCTGCGAGGAGTTCTCCGCCTGGACGGCGACCGGCTCGGTCATCTAGGTCTCGCCCGGACCTTCGCCATCTCAAGTCCCCGGCGGCGAGGTCGACCACTCGCGGCAGACGTAGGCATCGCTCATCGTCCCCTCGACCGCGAAGGCGGAGTTGGTCATCGCGAAGCCGGGCGGCGGGAAGTAGGCGTTCGGGACGACGACCCAGGAGCCGGAACCCTCCGAGACCGTCCCAGACGCCGCCGCGCCGAGTTCGTTGATCGTCATGTTGTGGGTCCCGACGTTCTGGAAGAGCATCCCGGCGCGGTCCGCGTTCGCGGCGAGGAGCGCCTGGGACACGCCGGTCGCGACGATGACGTTCGACTGGTCGGTCGGGATCTCGATCCCGGCGACGAGGACGACCTGCTGGTTCCCGTTCGCGTCGACGACGTAGAGTTGCATCTGGTCCTCAGAGGATCGGGATGAAGGCGGAGTTCGCCGGGCGCTCGTAGAAGAGCATCTCGCCCGTTTGCTGCTGGTCGGTCAAGGGCGGCTCGCCGACATAGTCGAACTCCTGCGCCTGCGCCTGGACGAAGCCGGGGCCGAACCGGACGTAGGGGTCGATCTTCTCGACGACGTAGTAATCGCCGTTCCAGAGTATCAGGTCGGGTTGATAGCCCGGCGCGGGACCGCGAAGCGGGAACTTCGAGACGACGATGATCGAGCGTTGCATCGTCTGCCGGTCGTCGGCGCGGTCGAGGTCGTCTTCGGTCGCGGCGGTGATCACGCCGACGGCGTCGAGGACGAGGACGGAGGTCGACGAGCGGCCGTACCCGGAGACCGTCTCCTTCCGCCGCCAGACCTGGAAGGTGTCGGCGAGCGACGGGTCGACGAGGACTTCGGTGACGTCGAGCTGGACCACGTGCTATCGCTTGAACGTCGCGGTCGTCGAGGCCTTGCGCCGGTCGAGTTCCTTCTTGATCGCCTCCGCGACCGGATCGCTCGACCCGCGAGTGAGAGCCTTCGCGCGAAGCTCGATCAACTCGCCGTTCGACATCTTCGAGTAGTCGGCGTCTCGCGCGTCCCGCGTCTTGCGGCGGCCGTGGAGATGAACGTGAATCTCGGGCATCGCTACTCCTTCCGGACGACGTAGGTCACCGCCCCCTGCATCGCGGCCGTATCGATCAAGGTGTTGGTCCGCGTCACGCCGCGACGGCGACGGGCGGCGAGCGTCGACGGCGCGAGGGGTGGCGGCGTGTTCGACCCGATCCGGTTCTTGACCGCGTCGCGCCCGACCATCCCGGCCGCCGCGAAAGCCTTCCCGGAGGCCGCCGCGTCGCCGGAGAGCGCGAGCGTCCCCGCCTGCCCGAGGAGCGCGTTCGTCTTGTCCCGCGCGTCCTTGAGCCCCGGATAGAGCGTCGGCCGGGCCGGGATGCCCGCCTCCGGCGCGCCGTGCTCGTGAATGTACAAGAGCGCCGCCGAGTTGATCTCGTCGTCCGCGCGCGGGGACTTCTCCGACGGGATGCCGACGAGGACGCGGGTCTTCGCGAGTTCGGCGACGGCCGCGCCGACGGCGGCGAGCTTGTCGACGGTGACGGTGACGGAACGGGGGAGAGAGACCATCTCAAAGAGGCTTCGAAAGAAATTCCCGAATTTTCGCGTCCGGCGCGTTGATCAAATTCTCCGCCTCGACGAGCCATCTCGTCAAAACTTCGACGTTGCGCTTCCGCATCCGCTCGTCCGAAGGAGTTGCCGCGAGAGCGGTCTTGTTTTTTGCCAGTAGGCTTTTTCGACTCCTGATCATCGTCAACAATTTTTCAAAAGAGGATTCCGCGTCCCGCGTCTTGCGCCGCCCGTGAAGGTAAACGTGAATCTCGTGCGTCATCTCAATTCCCCCACGGACCCCAGCCGCCGAACCCGTACCCGTCCGGGCCGAGGTAAGCGCCGTCGGTGACCTGGACCGGACCCGCGCCGAGGAGCTTGCCGAGCGCGATGAACCGCGTCCCGTAGGTCGTCAGGTTCCAGTGCCCGGCACCTTCCTCGCTCGCGCCCGCCGAATCGTACCCGAGGGAAACCTTGTCGACCGACTTCGAGTTGACCGCGCCGGTGTTCGTCCCCGGGACGCCGCCGAAGTTCGCCTCGTCCTGCGCCTTGCGTTCGAGGACGAGCCAGTGCGCCGCCCAGAGCTGCGCGCCGAGGTCGATCTTGAGGCCCCACCGCTGCGGGTTGACGAACCCATAACCGAGCGGTAGCCAGAAGTTGACGGCCGAGTCCGGGTAGCGGACGCGGTTCGCGAACTCCGGGAAGTTGACCCGGAAGCCGGAAGCGGTGACCGGGTCGGAGGCGCTCACTTCTTCGCACCTCGCCGCATATCGTCGATGGAGATCGTCGCCGGGAGCCGCGTCGGGACGGCGTCGCGGCTCGGGAGGCCGCCGGGGCGGTCGGAGGGCAGGAGGGGGCCGTCTTCCCCCGCCTGCTTGTAGGCGATGGCGACCGCCTGCTTGACGGGCTTCCCCGCCGCCCGTTCCGCCGCGACGTTGTGCGAGAACGCGGCCTTCGACTTCCCCTCTTCGAGCGGCACGGCCGCTAGGCCTTGGCTTCCGCCGTAGGAGCCGGAAGCTCGGCGACCTTGTACTCCTTGACCCCGTTGACCCGGAGGTAGAAGTGATCGACCATGCTCTCGGGGACGCGCTCGATCCCCTTGCGGAATTGCACCCGCGTGTGATCGGCGAGGGTCACGAGGAGGTCGTGCGGGAACATCATCAACCGGGTCGCCTCGCCCCGGACGAGCATCGCCATCGAGGACTTGGGATTCTCCCGCGCATTCGCCATCGCCTTGATGACGTCCGGATGAACGGTCGATCCCGCGTTCCGCGACGCGAGCTGCTCGGCGACGCGCCGGGCGACCTCGTCGTTCGTCGCGGCGCGGGTCTTCTCGACCGCCTCGGAGACGGCGGTCGCGGTCGCCGCCTTGTGGTCCTCCGAGATCGCCGCGAGCTTCTCGTTCGTCGCCTCGACGTGCGCGGCGAGCGCCTGGGAAACTGCGGCATCGATGAGGGCCTTGAGCGCCGGGTCGGTCGGGTCGAGGTCGGCGGGGACCTTCGCCCCGCCGTTCTTCTTGGTCTCGTCAGCCATGGTCCTTGCTCCTTCGCCGCGCGGCGGCGCGTTCGAGGTTTCAGATGCCGTCGAAATACCCGACGGTCTGGGCGTAGACGACTTCGACGACGCCGAGGCGGCCGTAGTAGGTGCTCTTGAGGTAGATACCCTCGTACTGGACGGGGGTCCGGCTCAGGAGCGTCATCGGGAAGCGGATGCGGTCGTACTCCTTCGAGTAGACGACCATGCGGTCGACCGTCCCGGTCGTCCCGATGGTCCCGCCCGCGCCCGCGCCGATGCACCACTTCGCGGGATAGATTTCGAACGGAGCCCCCTGCGACGTGACGATATTGTTGTCGAGGAGGTAGGTCAGGATCGAGGTGTTGCCCGCGTTCGAGACCAGCTGGGTCGAGATGTAGGAATACTGCGCCGGGGGGATCAGGACGCGGTTCGGGAGGACGTCCCAGGCGGCGGTCTGCCAGACGGTCTGGAGCGCGGTGTTGACGTCGGCGAGGATTTCCGCCGGGGTCTTCGTCGTCCAGGCGGTCCCGCCCGCCGCGCCGGGCGCGACGTTCGTGAAGGTCACGCCGGTCGCGTTGACGAGGCCGGTGTCCGAGGTCGTCGTGTCGCCGTAGTACGCCTGCTCGTCGACGTCCATCTGGTGCTTGAGCTTGAGCGCGGCGTACTTCTGCTCGTCGATGGGACGGCCGACGCGGGCCGAACTTTCGAGTTCGAGCAGGTCATACTTGATTTCGAGCGCCCACGGGCGCAACGGGTGCGGGGTCTTGTCGATGTCGATCCCGACGCCGCTGATCTGGGTCGAGGACTTGCCCGCCCAGGCCTTGCCGTTGCCGATGGAGTTCCCGTCGCCGGTGCCCGACGCCGAGGCGAAGGCCGAGGACGTGAACGACGTCACTTCGTCCGCGATGGTCGCATCCTCGCGGAGCGGCATGTCGCGGAGATACTTGATCGAGACGAGCGGCTCGTGGAGCGTGTAGTCGAGGCGTTCGAGTTCGCCGACGAGGAACGCGCCCGCCGAGTCGTAGGTCCGGGGTCCGGTGAACCTGCCCTTCCCCGGGTTCCCGTTCGCGTCCGGGGTGTAGTAGCCCGGGACGGTGTACGGCCGGTCGAACATCTTGCCGACGGCGTTGAGCTGGCCGCGCGAATCCCGGACGTATCCCGGGCTCGCGCCGTCGAACGTGTGCATGTGGTCGCGGGTGTAGGCTCGCCCGAGCGACCGGGGGTTGAAATCCTTCATCTCTCGTTCTCCTGCGGTCTCGGCGCTCGGTTACGCCTGGTGGAAGTAGAGTTCGACGTTGCCGCTCGAATCCGGCGCGCCGTTGAACGTCGTCGTCGCGGGAAGCTCGATGGTCGAGCCGCCGGTGTTCGAAGCCTCGAACCCGCCCTGGACGTGGGTCCCGGTCGAGGCCGCGACCCAGACGTAGACCGAGCCGCCCTTGACGGACGGCTGCGCGGCGAAGTTCGCGAGGTTGACCATGATGTAGCCCGAGCGGAGGACGTCGAGCTTGTTGACGGTCGACGGCGTCGCCGAGCCGATGGTCGCCTGACCGAACCCGGTCCCGGTCGACGTCTGCTGCTGGAACGGGTACGGCCGGACGGTGATCCCGTAGATGTCCGTGATCCCGGTATCGCCCGCGAGGACGGTCCGGAAGTAGTGCGAGGTCGCGTCGATGATGCCCGCCTGGCCGAAGAAGGTCGGGGGGTTCGTCGGGTCCATCGTGACCGGCTCGATAGAGGCGGGGTGGGTCCGGTTGACGTCGCCCTGGAAACCGGCGGGCATCCGGAACTGGTACGCCTGCGCGTCGCGCGTGTAGGCGCGGCCGAGCGACCGGGGCTCGAACGGGGCGGCGAGGCCGAGGGCGGAAGCGATCCCGGCCAAGAGCCGCCCCTTGTAGTTGCTCTTCATGACTGCGTCCTTTTCGTCAGGAGGGGTTCGGGGGAGGGGTGCTTCAGCGGGCGGCGGCCTGCCGGTCGCGCGTCGGAAAGAGGGCCTCGGCCCGGCGCGAGAGGTCCGAGACGGTCGAGATCGGGCGCGATTCGTCGGCGGTGGCCGACGAGGAGCGCCCGGCTCCTCCGGCGGCGGAGTTGTTGAGGCGCTTCATCGCGGAACCGACCGCGAGGAACATCGAGCGGACCTTGGCGCACGACTTGCACCCGGCCGCGTCGAAGGTCTTCCCGCCGTTGATCTCCTCGACGAGGAGGCGGCCCTGCGGGGTCATCGAGATCAGTTCGAGCGCCTTCTTGCGGTAGGCGCAGAGCGCGTCGAGGGTCGACTTGCGCGGCGTCTTCGCGTCGAGCGCGACGAGGTTCGGGATGCCGGGCGCGATGATCTCGGCGAGGGAAAGCGTCCCCTGCCAGGCGGTCGCGAGCGAGGCGCTGTCCTTCATCGTCGCGTCGCCGCCTTCCTCGGTCATCTGCATCATCTCGGATTCCGGATCGGCGTCCTTGCCTTCCATCTCCTTAGCCTTCTTCGCGGCCTCGGCTTCCTCGGCGTCCTTGGCGGCCTTCGCGTCGCGCTGCTCCTTGACCCAGCCGGAGACGTCCTTCATCATGTCTTCCATCGCGCCGACGCGCTGGGAGAGCGCCTGATACGGATCGTCGGCGTCGGACGCGCCGGAGCCGCCCCCGCCGCCCATCGTCTCCCCGGCGTGAATGTGGACGTGCGTCGCGCTCTCCGACGCGGCGGATTCGGGCTCCGCGTCGAGCGCGGCGGCGAGCTGGGCGTCGGTCGTCACGCCGAGGAACTTCTTGATCCGGTCTCGAACGGTCTCGGTCGCCATTTTGTGCTCCTTCCTATTTCCGTGGGTTCCGCAAGCGCCGTCCCGAACCGCGCACTCCGGGCCGCAGCGACCCTCGGTGACGAGCGCGACGTGATTGCCGATGATGTTGGTCTGCTTGTACTTGCCGGGCTCGAACTCGACGTACTCGGGGTTGTAGCCCCCGGAGAGTTCGACCTTCCCGGCGTCGATGAGCATCTGCGCCCCGGCGTCGGTCACCAAGAGGTCGCAGAGCGCGAGGTGGGCCTCGTCGCCGGTCCCCCGGCGCGGGTTGAGGACGATCCCCTTCGTCAGGTGCCGCCAGGTCGTCGGGTCGACGAGGTCCGGCGGATGATCGTCGGTCAGCGACTTGCCGTTCCAGGAGGCGAGGGAGGTCGGGTCGAACACGTCCTCGGGGAGGCGATGGACGCGGATGACGCCGTCCGCCTCCGCCTTGAGGTGCGGGAGTTCGTCCGCCCCGTACTCCTGGATGCCCGTCCGCGCGAACGGCGTCCCCTCGATGACCCAATAGCCCTCGGGGGTCTTCCGCCGGTTCGCGCTGATCCGGAGCGGCGCGTGGAACTTCACGTCACTCGTCCGGGTTCGTCGTCGCGTAGGTGATCGTCGCGTTGATCGACGCCGAGTTGAACGCCGAGACCGCGCTCAGATAAACGTTCTCGGCGGCCGTCGTCGTCGGCGCGGTGATCGACGCGTTCGCGCTCGGGTAGAGGATAATGTTCGCGTTCGCGCCGACGACCGTCGGCGACAAGATGTTGCTCAACCCCGCCGACGTTCCGAGCTGGACACCGCCCGTGACCGCGTTCGCGGTCGTGTTGTGGAGTTGGATGCCGACGATGATCGCGCCCGCCGGGAGGCTGCCGCCGAGTTCGCCGTTCGAGGTCAACGTCGCGACGGGAAGGGACGCGGAGCCGCCGCAGGTGTAGGTGCTCGGCGTCGACGGGTTCGTGTTCCGGTCGACGTGGTGCGCGCAATGCTGCGTCCCGGCCGACGAGCGGATGTAGTAGTTGTCGTGGAAGCGGATGCCCTGCGAGGTCGAGCCGTCGCTCATCCCGAGAAGGTTGTTCGACCAATTGTCGAACACGTCCTCGTTGTTCCCCTGCGCGTAGACGCAGGTCGCCGACGAACTGACGTTGCACTCGTTCCCGGAATAGACGTTCCCGTAGGAGTTGGCGTCCTCCTGAAACTGCGTCGCCGTCGACGCGGACCGGTTGACCGCCACGGTCTTGTTGTTCGCGACCGTCGCGCGCTGGAGATGGTCGTTCGAGATCGCCTGCCCGGTCGTCGCCGAGGCGGGCGTGTCGTCGACGAACTGGTTCCCGTCGATGATCGGGTCGTAGCAATACGAGCAAACGACCCCTCCGACCGGCGCGAGCGCGATGGTGTTGTGCTCGATCTTCGCGGACTGCACCTGCTCGGTGCCGGTGCCGATCAGGCGCACGCCGTAGGAGAGCGGGTTCGAGATCGTCAGGTGATCCACGGAGAGGTCGAGGAGCGGACCGCTCGTTTGGGCGGACGCGTAGATCAGGACCCCCTGCGCGGTCGGGCTGAGGATTTGCCCCATCGAGACCTTGATCCCGGTGTCGGCCCCGTAGGTGCCTGGATCGTAGACGCCGTTCCCGCCACAGCTTTGAAAGTTGACGTGGAATAGCCCGATCCCGGATTCGGCCGTGGTGACCGCCGAGTTGTTCTGGATCAGGAAGCAGTCGCCCGCCGGGGACAAGATCGAGACGTCGTCGAAGTTGGTGTTCGTCACCCCGTTCGTCAAGCGGACGCCAGCGGCTCCGCACCCGGAAAGAAGGACGTCGGACAGGGTCAACGTCGTGACCGTCCCGCTGCTCCCGTCGAACGCGAGGCAATAGGAGTTCGTCGTGTCGACGACGAGGTTGCTTATGACGGTGTTAGTCAGCTGCTTCTGGAAAAGGATGCCGCTCGCGTTCGGGTACGCGACTCCGGCCGTCCCGCAATTGTAGGCGACGATGTTGTTGAAGGTATTCGACTTGGCTTGCGTCGTCGAAAGGACGTTCGTCCCGGAAAGGGTGTAGCACGGTCCCGTCTCGTCGTGCGCGACGATGTTCGAGACGGCGATCTCCGAGTTGCCTTGGTATTCGAGGTAGATGCCGCCGTACTCCGGAGTCGCGACCCCGAACGGATTCGAGACGAGCGCGTTGTTCCAGGAGTGGCCGTCGCTGATGACGATGTGCTTGACGGTGTAGAGCCCGGCGCTGTCCGCGTGCAAGTGAACGGAAAGCTGCCCGTTGTTGTGGCTCCACCAATTCGTGTAGGTGTTGTCGTGGCCGGACCCGTCGACGTCGTTCTCGAAGATGCCGTGCGCGTAAGCGCCGTAGGTCTCGACCATGTCGACGCCGGAGTAGGCGCACCCGTCGAAGCGAATGTCGTTCTGCTTCGAGTCGTTCGCGCCGCCGTTGACCTGGTTCGCGTAGTTCCCGTTGACGGAAAGGTTCTTGACGAACCACCCGCTGGTCAGCTTGCAATTGACGGCATTGTCGCTGATCCCGTTGGCGACGTACAAGGTCGTCGCCCCAATGCCCGAACCCTCCAGGGTGGTGCTGAGCGCGGCCGAGATCGCCGCGCCGAGATAGTAGGTCCCGGGAAGGATTTGGACGGTCCCCCCAGAGACGAGCGACGAGATCGCGGTCTGGATGACCGTCTGGTCGGTCGGCGTCGACGCGTTGCAGGCGGCGACGAACTGCGCGACCGCGCCCGGGCACCCGACCGTCGCCGTCGGCCCGTTCGTCTGGATTTGACCGACGATGCTGTCCCCGGTCGTCGGTCGCCAGGTGACGATTGCCGAGCCGGTCGAGAGCGCCGACGGGTTGAAGCGAACCGCGCCCATCCCCGTGACGGGAACGACCCAGACGCCGGTCCCGGTGATCGTCGTTCCCGCCGGGACGATGGTCCCGGTCGAGACGTTATACGCGGGGAGGTTCGTCCAGGTCCCCGCCGCGTCGCCCGGGGAACCCTGGATCGTCCCGACGAGGCCGGTGAACGTCCCGGAGATGACGAGACCCGCCGACGAGAACGTCGACGCGACCGGCGCGGTCGCGGGACTCAACGGCCCCGACGAGAGGATCGTCGTCGGATACGAGCCCTGAATGGGCCCGGCCGCCCTCGCCTCTCCCTCGATCCCGGCGAGCGCCGCGACGAGGAAGAGAAGGAGGGCGGCTAGAACCTGCCTCACTGCTCGGTCCACTTGACGTTGCAGTTCAGCTTGGTCCCGGACGGGAAGGTCGCGCCGTTGCCGTTGATCGCGAACTGCTGCGTGGTCCCGCGAAGGATGATCGGCTGCTCGTCGGGGCGGATGCCGAAGTCCCAGTTGATCAGGGGCTGCGGGAGCGTCGTCGCGGTCGAGAGTGGGACCGCGACGTAGGTCTCGACGACCGGCGTCCCGCCCCCGGCGGGATTGCCGACGGTCGGGTTCGCGGAGAAGTTCGAGATTTGCGCCGACGAGGAAAGGTCCTCGGTGACGTCGAACGGCGTCGGGGTCACGTTGACCGACGTGCCGCCGGTGTCGGCGGTCAACCGGATGATTCCGTTGAAGGTCGCGAGCCCGGCGACGTTCGCGTTGCCGGAGCAATCGACGTGCCTGATCCGGATCGTCGGCGACGACGCCGTCGGGGTGACCGTCAAGAAGTCGGTCGCCAACGCGGCGGGAACGACGTTCGAGACCCCGGTCGAATACGTCGGGACGACGGCGGGCGCGGTGTCGATGGTCCGCGTCCCGATCCCGCCGACGAACGTCCAGGTCACGCCGGAAGGCGAGGTCAGGGTCGAGACGTTGAGCCGGACGATGGACAAGCCGGAAACGTTCGCGCGGAACGTCCCGAGGGCGGAGATCGTCGAGAGGCGCGGTCCCCCGATCTCGTCGAACGGGACGGTGATCGGGTTCGCCCACGGACTCGTCGCCGTCGGCGCGGCGGTCGACCCCTGGATCGTCGCCGTGATCCCCGACAAAGCACCGGAGATCGTGACGTAGAGCGTATCGTCGCCGTTGACGACGTAGCCCTGGCCGGGCTGGGTCGACCCCGGGTACGCGCCGATAGCGGTCATCGAGCCGGTCAGGCGACCCTGCGGGGTGAAGGTCTGCGAGCCCGAGCCTTGCGGCCGGGCCTGGGCGAAGGCGTCCTTCGCGTCGAAGATCGTCGACGCGGCGAGGGCGGCCAGGATGGCGACCCCGGCGAGCGCGACGCGGAAATTGCTCAGCTTCATCTTGCGTTCTCCTCAATCGAACTTGTCGGGAATGACCACCTCGGCCCAACAGCGGCAATTGTAGATCATACCCGCGTGGGTCGTCGTTCCGTCCGAGAGGGTCGGGGCCTCGTCCCACGGGACGAACTTCCCCTCCATCTCCCGGTGAGATTGGCGGACGTCGGAATCGCGAGCGGTGCGCCACGTGTAGCCCGGCGAACCGACGTGCAAGGCCCGCGCCATCGTCAGGCCGGACTGGGTCCGCGCGATCTCGGTCCGGGCGATCAGCGTCGCGCGCGAGGACGAGACGCCGGTCGTCCGCGCGATCTCCTTCGCGACCTCCTTCGGCCGGATCGAGCCCGCGATACCTTCCATCGTCATCTTGTGGACGCGCTCGGCGGCGTCGCGCGGGATCGAAGTGATATAATGGACGTTCTCGGCGAGGAATGCCTTGAGGACGTCGCCGGTCGCCGCGCCGCGAATCTCCTCGCGGAGCCCGCGCCCCATCTCGGTCGAGATGCTCTCCCAGACCTTGAAGTCGCGGAGCGCGACCTCGGCGATCATGCGGGACGCGACGGCGCGAGCCCAGGGCCGGATCATCTCGGAGTAGCGGGTCAACGCAAGCCGGACGTGGGACAGGAAGCCGGGCTCTTCCGGGTCGAACCCCGCGACGATGTCGCCGCACTGCTTGGCGACCTTGCGGAGCTGGCTCGCGTAGCGCGCCTCGGCCCGCCGCGAATAGGCGAAGTTCAGGCGCTGGCGCTTGGTCGAGCGCCGGACGTCGTCGAGGGCGATCATCGGCGACCCCGACGACGGAGCTTGCCGGGCGCGAGTTCCGCGACGATCTGCTGGACGCGAGCGGCGGTCACGTTGAAAGTCGCGCCGATATCCGCGAGCGACATCTCCGGGTGCGCGACGTAAGATTCGAGGATCACGAGCTTGCGCGCGTCGCGTTCCTTCTTCCGGAGTTCGACCTGCGCGGCGAGGAGGGTCGACTTCGACGGCCCCTTCTTCTCGGCGGTCGCGGCGTAGGTGTTCGCCCACTTGAGCTTCCCCGCGAACGACCGTTTCCGCATCGTCGACTTGATCTCGACGTCGCGGGCCTCGTCGCGAGCGAGAAGGGACGGGTCGCCCGGCGGCGGGCACTTGGTGACGCCGTGAAGCGCGATGTGCGCCGCGATGGCGGCGAGTTCCTCGGCGCGGGTCACGCCGCCTCCTTCTTCTTCGCGCCGCCGAACGGGATCGGCTTCCCGGGGTCGTCCTCTCCCGGCTCCGGCTTCCCGGCCTCGGCGACCTGCTGCGCCTGGAGCGAGTTCATCTCCCCGGTCGAGAGCGGGTTCGCCTCCGCCTCGGCGATCTCCTCGTCCGAGATGTTCGTCCAGACGCCGGTCTCGATGGCCGACGTCCTGAGTTCCTTGAGGACCGTCGCGACCGAGACCGCGCCGTCGGACGAGGCGGAGAGGACGGTCCGCGTCTTGATATCGGCGACCTCCGCCTTCTCCTTGGCGGTCAGCTGCCAGCAAGGACGGAACATCCAGGTGAAGCCCTCCGGAATCTCGATTCCCTCGGACCGCATCGCGACGAGCAACATCGTATTGAGGGGAAGCCGGAGCCGGAGTTCCTGCTGCTGGGCGACGACGTCGTAGTAATTCCGGAGGTCGCTCTCGCCGGTCGAGTTGAGCCCGGCGGGCGACTGCCCGAAGAGGCGGACGAGAGGAATCCCGGTCGCGCCGGAGAGCTGCTGCCCGAATTGCAAGAGGACGTCGCCGAGGCCCGCGAACGAGTACTGGTGCACCTCGAAGTCGTCCTCCGAGTCGATCATCGTGATGCCTTCGTTGACCTGAAACTGCCGGGTCATCTGCATCTGGCGGATCAGGCCGAGATAGGCCTCGTTCCCCGCCGCGACGATCCCCCGGAGGTTCTTGATCTTCATCGTCCGGAGGTAGGCCTTGTAGACGAGCTGCGCGGCACCCTGCGTCGTCGAATCGAACGCGACGAGGCGGTCGTAGAGGGGCTCGAAGATCGAAGTCCCCCACATGTTCAGGTTGAGCTTCTGCCAGAAGGGCATCTCGACGCCTTCGAGGCGGAAGCACCGCGAGTGATGAATGCGCATCCCCGGGAAGGACGGCGCGGTCGCGGTCACGTCGTAGAAACGCGGGAGCCCGACCTCCGGCCCGATCTCGGTCACGAGGTCGTTGAGCGACGGGTTGACCATCCATCGGTCGAAGACCTGGAGGCCCTTGAACTGTCCCGGCCCGACCTTGCGGACGTCGAGCGGGGTGTCGACCTTCTGCCCGTCGACGAGGATGACCGCCACCGCCCCGCCGTAGAGGCGCGACCACTTGATCGCGGAGTTCAGGCGCGTCCAGGACGCGGTCATCTGAAGGAGGTTCTGGACCTTCTCGCCGTCGGCTGGGGCGAGGACCGAGCCGAGTTCGATCCCGGCGCGCGTCATGTCGTCGGCGACGCAGTCGACCGCCTTCCCGCAAATCCACGACCCGCGATACATCCATTCGAGCAGCGACCGCTCGTTCGTGATCGGGTTGTACCCGTAGTTCGCGCCGTTCGCCGCGTTGTTGGTGTTCAGGCCGACGTTCGCGACGAAGTTCTCGAACGAGTCCGAGGTGACCGCCGCGAGCTTCGCGCGCGCCTTGTCGAGCGTCTCGCGGGCGCGGGCTATCTTGCGCTGATCCGCCTCCGCCTTCCGCGCGGCACCGGCGATAGAAACCTTGCGCGCCACTCAGTGCCTCATCGGGACGCCGTCCGCGCCGAGGACGTTCGAGTTCGCGCTCTTCGGCGGCGGAGTCTTCGCGGAAAGGTCGAGGTTGCGGAGGTCCTTCCGGCCGGGCCAGGCGTAGGCCAAGGCGTTCGCGATCTCGTCGGCGCGGATGGTCGGGTACTTGACGGTCAAGTTCAGGACGAACGTCCGGACGCCGTCGAGGTCGAGGTCCTTGCGCGCGAGTTCGAGCCGCCCCTGGCGGACGAGCGGGAAGATCGCCAGCTCCGGGAAGTCGAGCCCGGCGCGACGCGCCTCGGCTCGATGATCGAGGATGATCCCCTCGACGACGTTGAGGCGGAAGTGATCGAGCTTGTAGTCGCCGACGAGCCGGATGATCCGGTTCGCGAGGACCTCGGACGCGGCGTGAAGGCGGCGGTTCTGTTCGGTGTCTTCCATCTAGGCTCTCCCGGCGGGGTCGGCGGCGTCGAGTTCGTCGGCCATCGCGTCCATCTCGCGCGCGACGCGCGCCTCGCGGAGCATCGAGACGGCCGAGAACCCCTCGATCTCGGGATCGACGCGCGCCCAGAACTCCCACCCGAGGGCGTTCGTCGAGGAGCGGAGCACCTTCGCTTCGTTCATTTCGCCCCTCCGAGCTTGCGCCAGACGTCGAGGTCCGAATTGTTGCGTCGGTGATAACTCGCGAGCGCGAGCGAACAAACCGCGTCGTCGTGGAAACCTTCGGGCGCGGAGTAACGGACGCCGGTCCGAGTGTATTCGTACTCGAAGCTCTCCATCTCGTCCCGGACGACGCCTTCGAGCACCGTGATCTGACGGCTCTGGACGTCGACCGCGAGGCCTTCCATCAGCTTCTGCTTCGACGGTCCGGAGAAGGTATAGCCCTCGATCCGGGTCCCGGGAATCTTCTGGAGCAACTCGACGATGGGATCGCCGACGCCGGTCGAATCGACGAGGGTCGGGACGAACCCGACCTCGACCTTGATCGCGTTCATCGTCTCTTCCCAAGGCTTCTGGAAGCGTTGCCACCGGCAGGTGCGGCCCTTGCCGTCGAGGCCCGTGATCACCGTCCAGTCGACCGACTTCGCGAGGTCGACGCCGTAGACGACCGGAGAGTCGGTCGAGATCGGGGCGACGCACCCCTCGATGTGCTTGAGGCCGAACGGGTTGCCGCCGTCGTCCGAGGGGATCGCCTCGTAGAGTTCCTTGAAAACGTTCTCGGGGAGGTCGCGCCGCGCTTCCGCGATCTCGTCCGCCGAGAGGATGCCCGCCTTGACCGCGTCGTGCGCGGTGATCTTGAAATAAGCCATCCCCGGCTCGCCGTGCTCGGCCTTGCGGGCGAGGGCGTAGAACCAGTTCTTGCGACCCTTGACGTTGCCGATGAAACGGACCGGCCCGCGCGTCGCGGTGATCGTCGACCGGAGTGCGTGCCAGGACTCCTCGCGACCGCGCGAGGCCTCGTCGTAGACCGCCGCGTAGACGTCTTCGCCGTAGAGGTTGTCCGGCTTTTCGGCGGACTTGAACCAGATCGTCGCGCCGGTGATCAAGAGGGTCAGGGTCAGGTCGGTCTCGTTCGGCTTGAACGTTCCGCGCGGGTAGGCGTTCTTCATCCGGCGGTACGCGATCTCGGCCTGCTTGAAGACCGGCGCGACCCACCAATAGTTCTTCCCCGGCGCGCCGCCGAGGAGCGCCTGCTCGAAAAGCCACGCGATACACCCGACCGTCTTCCCCGTCTTCGTCGAGGCCTCGATCAGGGAGTAGCGCGCGAGCTTCCCCGACGCGTCGCGCGGGTAGAAGATCGCCCTCTCCTGAAGCGGGTAGAGCCAAGGGCGGACGTACTCGACCTTCCTCGGGCTCTTCGCTCTAGGCTGCTCGCGAAACTGGGTCTGGCTCGGGGACAGGCCCGGCGTCGGGCGCTCCGGCTCCGATGGGTTCATCGCGGTAGCTTCGGTCCTCTCCGGCGGAAGACGACAGGAGCGTCATGGTGATCTGCGCGGGCGGGGCGTTCCCGTCGTCGTTCGGGTTGAAGTCGATGCTCGCGAGTTTCGGGTGACAATACGGCGCGGCGTCGACCGCGCACTCTTGCGACTTCTCGCGGAAGGAGAGGAAGCGCCCGAGGAGTCGGTACGCCTCGGCGCGCGCGTCCGGATCGGTTTCGAGGTCCGCGAGCGCCTTGACCTTCTCGGCGGTCTCCTCGGCCTGCTCCGCCCAAAACCACATGTTCTTGAGCATCACGTCGATGGGCGAGTGACCGCTCCGCGCGATCTCGTTCGCGAGCCTGCGCGTCAGGCGGTTCGCCTCGCCCTTCGGACGCCCGCCCTTCCTACCGTTGCGCCGAGCGATCTCCGCTGACGCCGCCATCGGTTCTATCCGCCTTAGGTGATTGGAGACGCTGCCGCAAGGCCGCTCACGCGACCTGGGACGCCGGAACCTTTACCAGACCGCGTCCACCAAGTACAGACATCAGGAGATGGGCGACCGAGCCGCGCTGACGGACGAAGGTCCCGCTCATCCCTTGATAGGTCCCCGACTTGATCGCTATCACCTCGCCAGGCGCGTAGGGAAGATCGACTCCGTCCTCGCCCGCGAGGTCGAAGTCCCCGGCCGCCTCGCGCGCGCGAAGCGTCTCGACGAAGCCACTCGGGAGAGCCTCGGGAACGATCAGGTGTTTCGGGAGGAGCTTGACGACGCCGACAACGCTGTTGATCGGCTGCCAGTTGTCGAGGTCGAAGTCGAAGGCGACGATCAGGTAAGAGGGGAAGAGCGGCGTCCGACCGGCGCGGGTCCGGAGCCAGGGAAGGTAGGTCTCGAAGGCTGGGCGCGACTTGTAAGGGAGCGCGAGCTTCTCGGCGACGCGGGCTTCCGATCCCGGATGAACCCTCGCGACGTACCACCGTTCCCCCATCTCTCGATCCCCCAACGCCGCGCCGACGCAAGATACCGCGTCCGCCCGGCGAGTGACCAGGGAAGCGCGAACGAACCGGGATTACGACCCCGACTTACGCCCTTTTAGCTTAGCACGATTCGACTCCCGGGCATGTATAGTACATACACCCTTCACTTCACCTACGGCGGCGAGAATTTCCTGTATACAACCGTCTCGGACCTATATCCGAGGGTTCCGGACCCCTTCCCGCCCTCCTCGTATCAACCTAAGCCACTGAATATCCTAGAAGTATCAGCAGCGACTTTCACCTAATACCGCACAAACGCTACTCTCCCAGCTGGTATCAGAGTATCAGCTCTAGAGCGACTATCGAGGTGTTGAAAAAATGGTCGAAAGTCGCCTCGTACAACCTCTATGGTAATACCGAGGAAACCCAGGAAAGACGGTGTACGAAAACCCGTTCGTAATTACGAATAGGCGTTTTCGACCCACCTAGAGATTTGAAATCAAAAGGAATATTAGCAGCAGCTAATTCTAGCCAATTCTGCTAATTCCGGACCCCGGAAAAAGTTCGACCCGGTAGAGGCTGGAGGGCCTCTACCGGGTCGAGGTAGGGAGAGGTCACCTCGAAGCGTCGGGGCGATCTCAAGAGAACCCCTTATACTAGCTCCCGGCGCGGATGATAAGAGTTTCTTTCGCGCCGTCGCCGAAGTTCCCCTTCTCATCGCGCCCCGCCGTCGCTACGCTCGAAGGGTCGCGCGTCTCGACCTTTGACCCTTTTGACCGGAGAACTTCGATGACCTCTCTCCCCGACCTCCCCTCCGCCTTGATCGTCGTCGCGCTCGCGGACCTCGCGAAGGTCGAGGCCGACCCGCGCTACGCCGTCAATATGAGCTGGTGGCATCGACCGAAAGACAAGTCGCGCCGTTGCGTCGTCTGCCTCGCGGGTGCGGTCATGGCGAAGACGCTCGGGAGCGATCCGACTAAGTACCTCGCTCCTTACTCCTTCGACCGCGACGTCGCGCAGAAGCTCAACGCGCTCGACGCGTTCCGCGTCGGCGGCGAGTCGGTTTTCTTGGGCCTGGCGACGATGTCCTCCATCGTTCCCACTAGGGACGTCATCAATCGCGTCCTCGCCGACCCGTCTAGCTTCGATCACCTCCTCGTCTCCGTCCCCGCCTACGCCAAAGACCCGCTCGGCTTCGTCGCCGCGATGACGCTCCTCGCGTCCCGGCTCCGGGAGATCGGGTTGTGAGCCGCCTCCTCGTCGCCGCGCTCCTCGCGATCTTCGTCTCTTCGACCGCGTCCGCCCTCGACGCGCGTCCGAAGTCGCCGCCGGAGCCGCGCACCGACCGGCACGGGTTCCTCCCGCACCCGCACGGTCACCGCAAATGAAAACCTTCGAGGAGTTCCTCGACGCGCTCAAGCGCGTCACCGCGACCGTCGGCCTTCGCTGGACAATCGAGGACGGAAGGTTGATCCGAGCGTATTTCGACATCAACGAAGGTCTCGAATGTTGCCCAGGGACCGCCGTACTCCCCGGCGGCCCGTATCGGATGACAGACACTACGGGCCTCGTTCTTGCCGGTCTCGACGAGGACCTCGCGATCCGGATCGTCTGCGCCGCCGACGGGCGCGCCCTCGGTTTCGGTCTAGCGCCGCCGCCGACCTTCGCCGCCGACCGCGCCGCGCTCCTCGCCGCGCTGGACTTGAAGGAACCTCGATGACCGCTCCCCGCCTCCGCTGGGTCGAGTTCGCGACGTCGCGCCTCCTCTCGCCCGGCGGCCTCCTCGTCTCGCAGGTCGGGATCGACGCCCGCGACCGAGCCGCCTACGCGATCTCGATCAACACCTATCCGTCCTCGACCTTCTACGTCGTCGAACTCCTCCGGAGCACGTCGTCGCCGACGAAGGTCCGCGACCCGGCCGACGGCCGCCGCCTCGCCTCGCGCCTCGCTGAACTCGCGAACTTCCCCGCGCTCCCGTCGACGCCGCACCACGGCGAGCAGGTCTTCGACCTCGGCGACGGGTTCGGTTCCCTCTGCCACGGTCACCGCGTTCCCTCGGTCGCCGTCCCGATGCTCTCGCGCTGGCTCTTCGAGCGGTTCGTCGTCTTCCGCAAGCCGCCGACATGATCGCCTCCTCCGAACCGGCGAAGCCCGAGAACGACGCACCGGAAGCCGTCGAGCACGCGCGCGACATAAGGCAGTTGCTCTGCGACCACGATTGGCATTTCGAGTGGGCCACGGTTTACAACCGATTGGTAACGGCGCAGTGGTGTCGCAAGTGCAAAGTCACGCCGACCGGCCTCGCCGCCATTCGCGCTTTAGCCAAGGCACAGGAGATCGGGGAATGAGCGATCTTAGTGATGATTTCCGAGCATGGCGCGAACACAAGCGAGAGATTCGTGCGACTTGGGAAGAGTGTCCCACATGCGCCGTTCGCTATGGCGGCAACGGGACCAAGAACCCGCCCGGCGTTCCCTGTCGCAATTGCGGTTGGGTAAACCCAAAGTATGCCTGCGAGTGCCTAACCTGTCATCGTCATTTCACGAGCCCGGCGGGATTAGCGGACCACACGAAAGCGAAGCACCAATGACTTACCCCGAGCGGGGAATGAGCGCAATTGTGCAGACCGCCTGGCATCGCTCGAAGGACGGCCATGGAGCGATGTCTCGACGCAACTTTGTGACGATTGGATCAAAGCCATGACGCCTACCGAGAATCTGGAGCGGACCAATAGTTCTATCCCGCGCACCGGGGATCAGGTGTAGGAGAACAATCATGTTTAGAGTAACAACGATAGCAGTCCTTGGGTTGCTGGTTGCTGCGCCGGCGTGGGCGGACATGAACGATCAGGAATATACCACCGTCGAAGGGGCGGTCGGCCGCTGCAACGTTG